CCACGGAGCCACAGAGCCACGGAGCCACGAGACCACGGAGCCACAGAGCCACAGAGCCACGGAGCCACGGAGCCACGGAGCCACGGAGCCACGGAGCCACAGAGCCACGAGACCACGAGACCACGAGACAAATTGATAAGAGCGCGCACGCGTTAACGTGCGCGTCTGTACGCCGATTCAACGCTTAGTTGTCGAACACGTAAACCGTATGGCCGCTCGATTCAATCGAAAACATATCCATAAATAAATCGCGCGCGAAAGCTTCATAATCAAAGTATTGCGCCATGATTCCCTCTAACGTGTAGCATTCGTCGATAATGTGTTCGGCGTACTCTAATTCGCTAGACCATTCTCCACAGTACGCATCTTGGAATTCGTTGCCACTATTGCCATAATCCGCGCCGACATGAGCGCACCATAATGCGTAAGCTTCGCCGTGCTCCTCCAATAGTTCAGCAAAGTCCGACAATTCTCCAATGTCGTGATAGGCGTAAAGCGTTGCTCCTTGCCATCCCTCGTAATCGTGAATAGCGTACTCTTCCGCGCCTTCCGTCGGCGAATCGGCAAGCATTTCCGAGATTGCGTCGCGTATGTCTTCCTCGCTTTGATCGCAATCAATCCAAGCGCCGTACAAAATGCCGGAGTTGTAACTGGCCAAACAAGCAACATAGATTCTTGGGCAATTCGTTTTGCAAATCATTTCCTAAGCTCCAAAAAGGTAGTGAACTGACAATGGCGCGCACCGTAGTGCGCGCTGGTTGTCAATTCGCATACCCGTTTAGATAGTCACGACAAACCCGCTATCGTCCCTCGCTGCGCGGCCCTTTGCATACAACGCAACTACGCTTGGCAAGGGATCCAAATGTCGCAAATCGCTTTTGTCGCCGTCCACAACGCGCACGCCATCGAATTCAGCAATGCCGTTTTTGATTGCTTGCCCAATTGCCTGTTTGCCAAGTATGGCCAGCGGTTTCCCCCAGCTGGTTCGCATTGCTTCGGTCCGAATAACTGCCGCAACCCTCCCGCCGCGCTTCAAAATGTCGGCACATTGCTGCGAGTTGCTTTCGTCGCGCGAAAACGTCAAGTCGTAATTGCTTGGAAGTGTGTTGAGAAAACGCTTTCCAATTTTCGTGTAATCGTAAAACTGAATTCCAGGTAAAGCGTTGAAAATGGTTTGATGTGCCAAACGCTCGATGGTGAGCGATTCAAACGGGATATCGGACGTCCCATTTAGCCGAACCAACGGAGTTAAATCTTGCCGCGCTGCGCTTCGAGCGAATCGGGAAAGATCGTCAAACAAGCACTCAAAAAAGAGGTCGCGATTCTGGTTGAATAATCGCGCCTTCGCAATCCTTGCCGCATGCACGTTATGAGTTAACGCCGTAGCAATGTTGCGGACGAGGAAGGATTGCTTGCCGATTGTTTCCCCGCGCGACTCAAAACCATCATTGCTCATTTGGCCCTTTCCGTTGTACGTAACGCAAACACGTGCGCAAGCTTTCGCCATTGGGCACAATTGCTTGCCGGACATTTGATGTGGGGCAAGATGAAGGATCGCCGATAGAAATCGCTTTGAAGTGTTATCGGATTTGAGAATTTTCGCGTTGCCAGCGCCGCGAGTGAGAAACCGGTTTGCGGTAATGGTATACGTCGAAGCGTATCCGATACCAGCAGCAGCGGCCGCGCGCTTGTAATACTGTGGATCGGACTCAAGCAACATTGGGACAGTGACAGAAACGAGGGATCCATGTGAGTTGCGATTGAAAGTAACGGACATTTGAAAGCTCCAAAAAGGTTAGTGAGTGAAACGACGCAATAAAGCGCTGCATTGCTGCAGCGCTTCGTTGCGCCGTGTCAATCGACACGTCGAGATACTTCATCCGCAAACTGTTTTGCCCGATGGTGATACTCGTCAGTTCCTGGTTCCAAATTGTCACAGTCGACGATGGCTTGCCATTCGGCATTCAGCGCGAACAACTCGGCGTCGGTGTAGCCTCGGGTGTTGTCCTGCCTGAATAGTTCGAGTGCGTCACCCCACGCCTCGGCATGCATGGCCTCACTCACTCCTTTCTCGTCGATCAGAGGGCCGACAACGACGCGCACGCTAACGCACAGCCTCCACCCCTCCGAGCCGGAGCCGCCCCAGACATCTACGGTGCCGTCCGTTTCGATCGCGTCGTCACAGTCGGGGTCGATGTCGCGCAGTGCTGCTAGTAGGTCGTCATAGCTGCCAGCGTAGTCCACGTGGACTCGCTCGGTGTGCGTGATGGATCGAGTGACGGCGTTTTTAAGTGTGTTCATCGGGTTTCCTCTGGTTGGATTGGGGAACAGACAAGGGCACGCCCCGCTACGGGCGCGCAGTTTGTCTATTCGGCGTCCGCGCGAAGACTGATCCGCAGCCGCCATTCCATCTCGCCTTCTGGGGCGTCCGCTCTATACCCCCACACATCTACCGTCTCGACGTCAACAACGGTGGCGTCGATTTCTCCGTCATACAACCCGCTCAGCACCTCTACGAGCTCCGCACTATACCCCCACACGTCTACCGTCTCGGCTTCAACAGTAGACGTGTGGAAGAACGATGGACGAACAACGGTGACGGCGATTTCTCCGTCATACAACCCGCTCAGCACCTCTACGAGCTCCGCTTGGTTTCCGGTTGCGTCCACACTCACAATCTCGGTGTGGCTGCGGCTGCGGTCGATCGCCTTCTTTAGTTCTTGGGTGGTCATCGTTTGCTCTCCGTTTGTGTTTTGCTGCTTGCCATGTATAAAAGTATATACTCTTATCGACCCTTTATCAATAAGAACCGGTCATTTGAATGACCCAATCACCCATACTGTTCTGCGTCACTTCGTATCCGATCCCCTTCATCGTCAGTTCCGCCACAATCGTTACCATCTCTTTCGTGTCCGCAATCCTAATAGTCATCGTCTCGTCTCCCGTTTGTGTTTTGTTGCTTGCCATGTTTAAAAGTATATACTCTTATCGGGTGTTGACAAGACTATATACTCTTTTGCGGGAAGAATTTACCAAAGTATTTCCAAAAGTGCCAAAAACCCTAGGAAACAAGAGGATATATTTTTATCAGCGCATGAAAAAAGCCCCCTAGGCGTGGAAACAACTCAAAGAATTGAACCTAGGGGGCGGCGTGGAGGGCTACTACTCAGAATACCACTAGAACGGAATTTCGTCATCCGCTGGTGCTTCTGATTCGGCCGGTGGAGGTGGAGCACTCTTCTTAGATGGTGCTCTGTTCTGTTTGAAGGCACTAGAGAACAGATTATCTAGCTGCCTCATCTCTTTCTTCTCCAGGCTTTCGTATTTGCTACCAGTCGATATGTGCCAGCGTTCCTTCAGCTCTCCTTCGTACTCTTCATGAGTAACGTACATTTCTACGTCTTGGCCTGCGAAGACTTGAGCCTCAGGATGCGACGGGTCCAAAGTGCTAACACGGTCACCAGTGAAGCCAAGAGCCCTTAGGTTATCAACCGTAAAGCTAACCGTCTTGCTAGTGAGGTATGTGTAGCAAGTCCTGTCTTCAGCATCGACAGGAACACCGCGCATATTCAGCGGATAGAAGTGAAGCACAAAGCATGGAGTGCCTTTGCTTCCCGACTTAGTCATCCCTTGCCCTGTGACTCTGCACAGATAAGTGCCTGGTTCGTATGTTGTCATTTGTCTTTGCCTTGCTTAATTGTGTTGATGAAGTTTGACCAACCTTCCGCGCCTGATTCACCTAGCTCGAATTCCTCAGGCATACCGTGACGGTTCTTAGCGTCCCAAGCTGGGGTCTTAGTCGTAAAAGCAACACGGTCTAATCCGCCTTTGCCTTTCGCGCGTAAGCCTTCAGCATCGATAGCTACAGGGGTGTGAAAGAAGAGGACGATATCTGCCCACTTATGAGTAGCACCCCAAAGCTTCTTGTGTAGCTCTGGTGTATATCGGTCGTAGTCCTCACCTTCAGGATTATGAAAGGGCTTCACGTGACTATGACACAAGCAGATAACAGCCATCTTCTGACGCTCTCTCAGCTCATCGAGTGCAGCTAAGAACTGTCGCCAATCACCAACAGATGACTCAGGACCTTGTCCATACGCTAAGAAGGCTTTCATCGAGCCTTTGAAGTCTCGTCGGCATACGTGATTGAAACAGAGTGCTTCAAGTCCGTTAATCGTATCGATGATCAGCGTCTTGTAATCCGTAGGTGTGTTTGTCAGCTCTTCTATAATCGCTAACAACTCGCACCACTCTTTGACTTCTGGGAAGTGTGGCGTTTCGTCTAGCCTTCCTGAATCTATCAGAGTCTCTAGACCTGTCTCACCATCACTCATAATCACTAACGGCTTGGGTGCTGATGCGCCAAAGCTCGTCTTACCAACTCCCTCCCCACCATGAACTATCAGTCGCTGTGGTAGGTTCCTCCCTTTGCTGACTACGTTGGACAGGGCTGATATCGCCGTTGTCCGCGAAGCTGTCTGTGCTTTCGCCGTTGCCATCTGGGATCTCCTTAAAATGGTCAAACCAAGCTCTTAATGCTTCGTGCATCAATGAACCGAAATGCAAAGCTTCAGAATCCTCTTGATTCTGTTTCCTGATTCCTAACTCGTATCTGTAGTAGTGTTTCCTCCTGCATGTCTGATAGGTGCTAATTCGTGAATTGGTTAATAGGTTTCTACCGTCGTCTTCTGTATCGAGCTCGGCATGAACCTTATCGACATTCTCCCAACGATCGCTATCCGGCTCGTCATGTCCACTACAGATGCCCAGGTAAGCACAGGGACGACCATAGGACATACAAGCTGCTGAGTTACGGAAGTTTCTACCCGTCCTCTGTGAGTCTCTGATAGCCTGTGAAACGTGCCACAGCTCATAGGCCCATTCCACAATCTCATGGTCCAGACGTGGAATCATCTTTCGTCTGAAATACCACTCAGGTCGCGTGCAACAGTCTTGGGCTAATCTGGCGGTAAACATCCAGGGAGTCTCCCTGAACTCATCAGAAGCCAATCTGGCATATTCTGAGTCACTGATAGCCCATCCGTAGTATTGATGCTTGTCATCCACCTCTCGCATGGTGCCTAGCTTTATCTCGCCTGTCTTGTTCGTCCTAGGCACTGTCTTAGGCTTGATGTTGGGCTTCCTGATAACGTCGTAGACCGTACCAGATAACTTAATGCCTCTCTGCCAATGACTCAGCACATACATGCTGACCTGGGAATCAATATCAAGCCGATTCCAATATGTAGAGTCACCGTGAATCTGGTCACTGGTGGTCTTGTGCTCTAGCAGGAAATGCTGGTTATCTCGAGCAATGATTCCGTCATAGACACCAGCCTGCTCAAAGGTCTTAGACGGTCTACACGTATCAGGGTTGACGATAGGAAGCTTGAATTGCTCTTCAGTGGTCAGAGTGGTATAGCCGGCATCATGCCATCGATAGTGATAGCCACTCATCAGCCCCTTGGCTTTAGCCTTATCGATAGGATTCGCCTCATAGGAATCTATCGTAGTCCATGACTTCTTCAGTGCTTCAAGGTTCATAAGCAGACTTCTTTATGCGTACGGTTAGGTTAAGCATATCCCTATAGTCCAGAGACAAGTCGGAATCTTTGTGCATCTCAACAATTCGATATATGACTTCCTTCCACCTATCACGCCTATATAGAAAGATGTACTTCTCACCATCCTGCTTAATCAGTGCTTGAACGTAGATGTCTTCATCCATCGTCGGCCTCGCTTTCTTTAGTGAGCTGTCGCAGCGCGTCAGACGTTGCGTGTTTCCTCGCCCTCATTTCCTCAAGTGTTGCACCGTAAACGACTGCGATAGTCTTTCGTTCGCCATCGCCAAACAAATACACTTCGCCGCGATACCGGCCCTTTAGTTTGCGGTCGTTAATTGACGGAAGAATTGTAGGCACAATCGCACCTCCTCCGATTTATTGTGGAGTATCACTCCACATTAATTAGTTCTTTTAAAGCTGATCGCGTAAGCCAAATCCCAAGAGCAGCCAGCCTTGCCGTCGTCGCCAGAACCAGCTCCCCGCGGAATGCGAATTACCCGGTAGGGCGACTCAAGGAGCGTGTATCCGTGCTTCGTTTCTCACATCCTCGTTATCGACCACCTTCGGCCTCGCTCTCTTTGCCCTTTAGTTCGCCTCTAAGTATCTCTGTCTTCCTGTCGGCTTTAATCGAAAGTGTGACCCGGTTAGCTGACACCTTCTGTACGTAGACTTCGGAATCACCAATGTAAAGCTTCTCACCCTTCTTGCGCGTCAGTACCAACATGATTGAATCCTTTCTGGAGGTCTGAATCTATCTGGTCAAGATAACTGTACTGCTCTTCTATAAGACGCTCTGTCTCAGCCTGGAAGACTGGGTTTAACTCCAGGTCTCTACGCTGTTCCAGATATTCGATGCGAGCTAGCCCAAGATTGAAAGCGTTCATGCTGCACCTGCTTTCAATAGTTAAATTGTTTCCACTGTTTAAGACTATATCGTCTTTGGTGGTTGGCTGGAATAGCAATATGCGCATAAAAAAAGATGGCTGATATCCGTATCAACCATCCTCAACTGAAGGAACCGTCGCAACCAGACTTCTGCTACTTCTCTTCTTCTTTGTTGTTAGCTTTCCTATCCATGGAACCAAAGAAGTAAAGAAGAGCGATTCCCTCAGTTACTCCAACACTCATCCTGTCTCTTAATGCGAACTGCTGTGTTGTCAGGTCTAGTTTCATATCGACCACCCAGAAAGGGCTGCCAGGAATAATCCTATAGCAAAGATAGCGACTATGACTGCTAAACCCAAAAGTTGAATCCTGTCACTCTCATTCAGTTTCTGCACCTTAGAAGTCCCCTGAATAGCCCTCTACGCTCTCGATTGAATAGACGCCTGATTATACCTTCAGAACGAAAAAGGCCCTTGGATTCGCTCTCAGAAGCTGCTTTTTTCTGTTGTTGACTCTGCTTTGGCTTCTCAGGCTCTTTGGGCGTCTCTTCGTTCATGAAATCGTACTTAGCCAAGATGGCTGACTTACCTGGGATTTTCTTAGGTGTATCAGCCATGTGGTCGTACGGGTTAGCTGTCAGTACTACTAGCAGAATCAGTGATTCCATCTTCAGTCTCCGATTACATGTGTGATATCTCGTCTTTAATTTTGGCGTGCTCCACGTTGAGCCTATCCCAGAGAAGCTGCATAACCTCTTCAATAACTGGAACCAAATGTTTTCCACCGATGTAATCATTCTCCACCTTGACTGTCCCGGTAGGAAACCCAGCAGCCATGCCAATACGCATAGTCACATCAAACCCATCGCGGGTGGCTACCGCTATTCCGTCTAATACTCGCTTAACCTCCATCTCCCTGTGGTTTATCCGTTCAGCTTCTTTGATTCGGTCATCTAACTCAGCTCGTTCTTTCTTCAGTCTTTCTACTAGTCCGTGATCCATATCAGCCCTCAAATGTGCAAGTAGGAAATGTCTCTACGGTTGATACCGTCTACACGACTAATCAACCAACTACCTCTAGCGTTCAACATTCTTCCAGCCACTCTATCTGTTACCCAGAATGAACCCACTGGTTGGTCTAGATAGGTAGGTCCACTGATCCAATCGCCCCAGCTGTTCTGAATGAGAAACAGCCTCTCGCCATAGTGCTTATAGGCTTCGTTGTCCTCGTCATCGATGCAGCCAATGAAGGTCATGGCATGTGACCAGCTACCCCTAGGACGAGCTACACCGAATCTACCGCGGTCAGAATTGAAACCGTAGTCACTACAGACTGCTACGCCGTATCCGTTGCCAATGGCATCACAGAGCTCATCAGTATTGGTGATGAGTGCAACGTGCTTAGATTTGTTTTTGGCTGCTATTTTGTTGAGCCATCCTGGCGTGCCTCTTCTGCCCCAATTGTGTCCAGTGCGCGAATTGTAAGACGATAAATCCTCGCTGTTACTACCAGATGAGTAATCGCCACGAACCAGAAAACCCCCTGGCCCATCATCTGAGACGTATCCACAGAGGTCACTGCAACTAGCCCCCTGCCCTCCATGTCCGCGCCAGCCGTAGATGTTTTCAGTAGCAAGCCTGCCCTTGTAATCAGTTTCGCCGAATGCAGCATCAATACAGTAGTCAAGCATACCGCTGTTGCGAGTAGCGTGACTAACACAATCGCCCGTTGTCTGTGGTTCATAGCCACCAAACTCCGGCTCTAGTTGAAGTACTGCTTTGTAGGGCAAGCTGATTTTGCCCCTGCCTGTCTTCTCTAGATGGATAGCAACCTGACCAAACAGGAAGCCTCCTTGCTTCGCTGTAAGGCTAGAGCAAAGAGAAGCGAACTTCTCTGGGTTTCTAACGCTTCCTACCGCTTTGACAAGATGCCCATTTTCATCATAGCCACCCTGTGAATACAGTCTGACTAAGTCTTCGGGTTTAGGCGCTTCATCTTTGAATTCATGCCAAGCACCTAATGATCCGTGGTCATATTCATTAGATGTGATCGTATTCGTCACTATCGAAATCCTGACTCAAGTTGACGATGTCAGTCTCTTCCATCGAGCTTGTTTGCTCTAACACTGATTCGGCTAATAGCTCAGGCTCTCGCGCCCATCGTCCGAACCTTTGAGTACTACAGCTAGAGCAGAATTCCCTGGCACGTGACTCCACAACATTCCTGGTACGTCGTCGCCTACGCTTAGAAGTGCGGGCCAATCTGCTTCTATCACAGTCTTCAAACGCTTCTAGAAGAAACTTGATTAGCTGAAAGATGATGTCCACCGAACCTGATAGATCGCGTGCTGAATACCCTGGTTCATCACCACCGTTTTCGATGTGCTGGTCAACAGCAGAAGTTGCGGCTTTTACATCATCGAATGATGCCCCTGTAACTTTTGCAGCCACAGTTGCACAAAACGTTTTGCTATCCATCTTCTACCTCCTATTTAACGGCTTTTAGGCCAGTTGCTAATTCCTGCCATGCTGTCTGATGGTCCTGTAGAGACTTACCTTTGAGCACCTTTCCAAGCTGACCAGCTAACGGAGTAAAGAACTCCGTGCGCATCTTCGTTCTAGCTGGGTCTTGGAATAGCTCACGCATTGCCTTAGCGGTTTCCTTGTTGAGCTCTGATACGCTCTTGATTCCACCTGCTGCCACTGCTGCTGCTTTTGATGTGTAGACACTAGCAATCTTCTTAGCGGCGTCAGAATCGATGCTAGGTGCATTAACGGCTAAGTCGTAGGCAAACTTGGCAAGCTTGTATTTACCATCAGGAAGATTCACTGGCTTAGGTGGTGTTGGCTTTGGTCCTGGTGTTGGAATAACCGGCCCTTTACCACCTATCGTGATTTCAACAGCGCCCTCTTTTGTGGTCACTGTCTTGGCATCGAAGTCCACATAGATAGCAACTACTTTGACTGTGTATTTACCAGCCTTACCACGTATCTCTACTACGTTCCCTTTTTCGTCTGCGCTAACGCCTGCAGGAATAGCCCAGACGTATTTGATAGCTCCACCTGGAGCAGTGATACGCGCGAATGTCTGCACGTTCATTGATAGCCCAGTTGATACCTTTGGCTGTTGGGCTACTACTTTCCTCGGTTCATTGATAGCCCTCAGAAAGAGAGCATCAACACCATAGAGGACGACAAGAGCTACCGCCAACGGCGCGCAAAACCTTGTGAGGAAGTTTGCAATCTTCGTCTTCATTGTTGATTCATCTTGGCTAAACCGCGTGAAATTGTATAACCGCCACCAACTAAGCCAGCAGCAATTAACGCAAGCAGTTTAGGCCAAGGGTCATCAACAGAACCCAGCAATCCAGAAGAGGCTATTGAAGCCAATACAAGCGAAATAACAGTCACCCAGAATTCCGTCGTTTTCCATCCCGGTTTCATTGTCTACCTCCTTAGTGTTTTCCTATCTGTAGATGCAGTCCCAACAGTTTCTATCTCGCCTAACCCTAACATTAGGGACACTACGCTTAGTGGGGGTTATCGCTAAAGCCATTGTCACCGTTTGCGGTGCTAAGTCTACGTCACGTGTCCGCCACGTTTTCTTTGGCGGTTATGCAGTCCCAGCAGTTACGTTCGCGACGCACACGCACCCTTGGCACTTTCCGCCTAGTCGTTTCCGCGTCGTGTAAATTGCAGTGGTGGACTGGCAAAGGCTTATTCACACCGCAGCCGCACTGCTTAGCGGGTATTTCGTCTACGACATCGCCTAAGTGCGGACAGTTGTCTAGCAACTCTACATACTGTAGTGACCTACCAGTGGTGCCGTCTTTGTGCACGATAAATCCACACTTGCAGACAAACTTGCCCTTTGGCTTTCGCCGGACAGCAAAACCACATTCTGGACAAAGCCAAGCCATTAGAGGGACGTTATCTTTGCTACGAGATTAGTGTGGTCGCACGGACCCGGATCGCCGCTTCCCACGCACAGTCCATCTATAGTGTCCACCTGTTCCTCATCCCATGCGAGGCAATCCACGTCCTGGTTTGTGAAAACCTTTTTCAGCCGCACACCATACCCTGCACCTTCAGGGGTTCCGGAAAGGGGGAAATTGACGTATAGCGTTGTGTCGTTAGTAATTGGGTCGTGGAACACTTCCACGGCTACGCACGACGTGCTACCAGTCCCGCAAGGGAATCCAAAAAATGCACTGTTCCAAACGCAACCCTGGTCGAATGCACACACGCACGGATTGGGGTTTGTCCCAAAAGGGATATAAGACAACACGTAGGTTCCGTTTATGTCTTCGCAGCAGCTATGGGCCGTATCAGCACCTGATATCTCTACCTCCAAGAAATTGGGTGCTTCGTTGTCCCCACAGTAGAGGCAGTTAGCTGGTGGACAATCAGGACAGCCAGACACTTCGGAATCCATCGATGATCTACGGCCCTGCCAATCATCGACGGTTAGGTTGCCCGCTGTTACCGCAGCCGTGCCACAGCCAAACCCCTTTTTTTCATGGGTAGTAAGCTGCACACGATCAGATCGTACGCCGTATTCATTACCGAAGTAACGGACTGTTGTTTCTACGTAGCCATAATCACTAAGTGGACTCTCGGGAACCATTGACAGGCACATGTCTACTTCAGTGCCTAGCGGTATGCCTATCGTCTTTGCGTAGCCGTGTTCGGTATCTGTTCCAGCATCATGCTTGTATAGCTTGAGTGTTGCGTTACTGCTGCCAAACTCCAGCTGTCCGTAGTAGTAGTTATCAGACGCTTCACCTAATACAGCGCCAGCAATCAGCCGCGCCTGGACTCCGTCTTCATTGCCATAGACCTTGGCATAGACAACATGACCGTATTCATCTGGCTGTGTTCCATCGTCGTAGTTGCTATAGCAGATCGTGTCGTCCTGACGCAGATCCGCTTTTTCGTCCTTGATATCAGCGTCGCCAGCGTATTCCGTCCAGCCTGCACCAAGACTATCACCGTCCGCCCTATCGAATAGATCGCGGTGGATAATGCAGTTACTGCAACAGGGAAACCAGCCTTTGCTTCCCATCTACGGACACTCCGCTTGGATGACGATATAGCGGCCACCTTGCCGCACTACTAGCATTTCTTCGTTGTTTTTGACCAGGCTAAAGGTGCCTAGCGGATCGTGCACCGTAACGTCTGTCGTTGTGTCGTTTTCGAATATGTCTTTCAGGTCACAGCTGCACTGGCCCGCGGTAGTCGCACCGAAGTCTTCTTTGGCTATAGCGTGCCAAAGCGTTGGAATATCCATAATGAAGACGTATGTTTTGCCGTCAGCTCCATCTATTTCAAAGATGGGAAGGACTGTGTCTTCCAAAACGTTTGTTCCGTCAATCGTGCGACCGACAAACTGAACACCTGAATCACGGTCTGTGTCTGTTACGCCTTGGCTTCCTGCTGTCCTTGTGTATGCACTGTCAACAGTAACCATTTGGAATGTATTGGAGTAGCCAGTTGGATAAGTTCCACTCGTCGTTGTCTTGGCGTGCCTGAGTCGCACCTTTGGAGTGAGATTAGTAGATCTTTGATTGGCGCGGTTCAACTGCTTCAGATGCTCTATTTCACGCTCTAAATACTGTACGCGACGCTCTAGCGGTAGGTTAGTTGTCATACGCCAAAAAACCTCACAGGGTCCAAGTCAGCATATTGCGTGGCGTATGTAATCCTAGGCACTCCAGGCTGTGCATCAGCTGAAATAGGTGACTCAATCTGTATCGATGTAACTACCGTATTAGCGGTGATTTGGTCCGTGCCGGCTTCCACCGTCGTAACCATGTCACCTACACGTATTCCAACTTCGTTTGAATCCACTGTTTCGCGAAATGGTTTGTAGACACTGGTGGTCCATTCCAGTGCTATTCTTTCGTCCTTGTACCATTCGTAGGCAACCCTAGCTAAATCCTGCATTGGCTGTCGATCGTCGCGTATGTAGCCGCCGCTGGTCGTGCGGATTAGCGTGCCATCTGTCCCATCTACTCCGACAACAGTTTCTTTAACCACCCAGTCCTGGCGGTATCCGTCGCCCACGTTGATTACCAATGTCCTGGCCGCGTCTACGCCAGTCGGGAATTTAACGTTGTTGTATTCGTCGTGCGGGTAGTGCGCTTCGCAGTATCGTTCGTCTTCTACAGCAATCGTGAAGATGAAGTCTTGCCAATCCCAACGGTCGATAGCCCAATCAGAAGAGTCTACAGGCGAGAATTCATTCTTGGCTATTTTATGTTGTGGTGCTCCAGTTACCTGAACACGAATAGATCTTGAGTCAGGTTCTACGATTACTGAGCCAGACCAGTTCCTATCATCACCTGTACCAGCGTAGTAAGCGCTTCTAACAATCCCGACATTTTCGACGTGCACGTAAAAGTTTGTGTCGTCGAGAAGTGGCGTCAGCACTATAGGCGGCAACTCCTGGTACGGTGCATCACCGGTCGGCACAACATGCGTTTCGTCTTTGATATTTGTTCCGCTATAGTCGTGGTGCGACAGCAGCGGAAGAGTAGGCAGCAATTTGATTCCTGGTGGATACGCCCTATATGGTGCGTCTTCGGCCAACCCGCCGTCTCCTAGAGGGAATACGACATTTGCTTCCGCTAGCCCATTTTGGCCGTCGTTGGCTTTCAGGTTCCAGTTGTCCACCAGGACAAATCGTGCATAGACATCGCGCAGCTTATCGACTGCTCTAGCTGATGCGTTTCTCTTCTGTCTTTCGTCAACGTTAGCTGCACCAGGATAGGCAGGACTAGAAGCGGTAGATGCGCCGTTGTTGTAGTCCGTCTGGTCTGCGCTGGTCCATCCTGACGTGATTGTGCTATCGTCATAGCTTACGGTAAAGCAACTGCGACGCTTGGCACCGCGGACGGTCACGACATCCACAACGTCCACGGAGCTCTTTTGGACGACTACATTGGCAGACGCATCGTTTGCAAGAACAAGCTTCTTTAGGTTTTGATTGCCGCTGTATGTATCGAGCCACGGTTCCAGTACTAAGTCGGAGTCAAGAAAGCTGCACGGGTGAACATATACCGCGTTGTCTTCCACCCGTATGTCGTAGCCCAGCAAACGCTGCCTGGCCAACACCGTATTAAGCACCTCTAGGGTCATGGCCCCTTCGCGGGTCACAACAGGGCGGTCGAAGTCAGGAATAACCGTTTTGTCCGTTGGGTCCAATGCCATCTGCACGCGAGGCGTCTGGTACTCGACAGCTTCGCTAAACGGGTCCGATCGATACTCCTCAAGGTCTTCTGGCATGGGTGCATCGAATTCCAGCAGGTAGTTCACTATTTCCAAGGAATCCCAATAGCCACCAGTTAGGTCGTCAACTGTATCGGCACCACCGTCGAACGGTATAGCATTGTCTCGTCGGGAGGCTGCGTCCGCCATGTTGCCGGCACCGTTCGCATTGAATGCAAACGCGGCGTTGCTCACCTGCAGTTTGTTGGTTTGGTCAACCCAAAAGCTTCGCCTGATCGTGTGAATATCAAGCAGTCTTTCCAACCCGAAGCAGACAAACTCCTGCACGCCTGTCGCGATCCCGCCAACGTCACTGCCGCCGCGACTGTCGCCTTCGATTTCGATGCCACCGTACCAGTCGTTGGTGCTGGTAAAGTCTGCGTGGGAATAGGATATCTTTACGTAATAGCGGCTTAGGCTTTTCCGCGCGACGTTGACGAAGATACCGTCGCCTGGCCGCTGCCCAACGCCATATCGCCAGACTAGCGTTGCTGTAGGGATTTCTGGCGACAGGGACCACTTGCATAGAGTGCAGTAAAGGTGCGGCTGCTCTACCCAGTCATCAGCCCAAGCAGCTTTAGCGTACACAGTCTGCAAAGGCACGTGCACGGAATTGCTAGTTGTCGCGAAGGATATCGCATCAGCCACTACGGCACCTGAATTTCACTCACGTGTACTTTGACGGCGATACTGGTGGCAGTCTTGCCTATGCCAAGAATCGTCACGTAATCATTGGTAGCCAGGTCCGCTTCTGGTGCAACGCCACCAGCCGTGCCGGATACCACGTAGATTTCGCCCACGGTGGCACTGGTAACCGTCAAATCGCCTAGCGTTACGTAGGACACTGGCTGGCCCGCTTTGGGTGCTGAATTCACCGCAATTCCGACTGCAGCAGCTGTTGCAGCAGTGTTGTCCGCGTCCGCCAGCTTCACCTTGTTGCTGTCGGTTGAATCCAGATAGACGGACTGGCCGGCCAAGATAGCTTCGCCGGCCGTACCAGCGTTAACGCCAGTTGCAGGTGGCACCACGTCGGAAGCGGTAATTGTCAAATCTGCCATTACTCAAGTCCTATAGGATTACTGGCTGTAGAGTCCATTCAGCGCGTAGCAAAGAGAATCCGTTATTCAGTCCACCGCGCCCGATGGTTAGCCGTTTTATTTCAATGACTCGCACACCCAAAACGATGTATTTGGCTGCGTTGATAAATACACTGCTCCACTGAATCTGGACAGGGTTTCCACCAACTAGCCCCTCATAGTTTCTGTAAATGTTTTCGCTGGTCACGTTGTTTGCAAAGTCAACAACGCTCTGAACCGTAAATGGCATCCCCTTAATTCCTGTACGCCACACGGCTACATCGTCTACACCAGCGCGAGACTCTACCTCTACCGTTTGCCTAGGTGCCTCTGGTGGCTGACTCAGACTGATGAACTGATACGGACCTATGAAGTAGTTAGCCATTATTTTTCTAGGTGTCTTCCGCGGGCTGCGTTGGCATTGCCCTTGTTAACGTTCTGCTGCCCATTAAGAAGCCTTTTTTCATCTGCTGCATTCTGTCTCAGTTGAACAAGTATCTCTTCTAAGAGCTCGGCTGACCGTCTTTCAGCATGACTCATTTCATCTGGAGTTTTCTTTCTATCTGCTGGTGGTGGACCTCCAAAAAAGTCGCCTTCCAAGCCACTAAACTTCTGAGGGTCTTGGGCGATTGTTATTTGCCTTAGTCTCTTCCTGACCATCCTCAGAAGACCTGATGTCTTGTCACCAGTAAAAGCGTTAACTGTGTCCTGTAGGTCCTGGTCTGTCTTTCCAGCTGCGCCCTTTATCCCCCTGTCTCTGAGTTTCTTCAATCCTTCAAGAACCAGCCTTCTTGACGAAGCCCTAATTGCACCAACTTCATCTGTCAGGTCAATCTTCTGCAGCAGCCTATCTGTCTGCGATTCCCTTACGCCAGTTCTCAATGGGGCAGTGGCTGTCCTGCCTTCTGCAAATCTTCGCTCAGCAATCTTTGGGTCGAATCTGATATCTTTCATCACCTCAGCAAACTTCTTCATTCCCTCCTTGGAGGTAATCCCCTGTATGAATTCTTTGGTCTGTCCAAGCTGCGCCTTGGAGAAAAATGCTTCCCTGAGGAATGGGTCTTGGAGGAGCTTAATCCTTCCCTGAATGGTTCCAGGGTCCTGAGGTCTAACAAGTCCATCGTCATGATCCCCGGTAATCCCCTTTCTTTCCATTGCATCCAATGTGCGCTGGTCTAACTTGAATCCTTTAGTAACGAACTCGTTTAATGCTCCAGCAAAATTACCAGAAAACCTTCTAGACACTTCACCTGTTGTGTCTGTTCCAACACGGGACAAGCGAGCGAAGAAAGTGGAGGCAAACCGGGCTACCTCTTTCTTGTCCTGGTTCTTTACCGTCTCTGTCCAGCGAGCGATTACCCGCGGTAGGTTCTCGGCAACTTTAGCAATATTTTCGACTGACGAAGCCTGTTGTGTGGCTGCAATCATGCCGCCCGTTGCCAAAGCAGATTTATCACCAGACTTGTTCATTACCGCAACAACAGCCTTAGCCATCTCTGGCGCATCTTGCGGCCTGTTACGGGTCAGTTCTCCAGCAAACCTTCCGGCTTGAACAGCTTGCCTAGGTGTAGCTCCAGCTGATATAGCTACGCCTAGCAATCGCTCCAGCACCTTGGCATCAGGGAATGCTGTGATCTTCGCTAGTGGTGCAGCCTGAGCCCTGACAAATTCCTTTTGTTTCTTCGTCAGCGATACGATGTTGTCTAGTTGCTCTTCCTGAGCTGCTGCCATCGCGCGTTGCTCGTCAGCTGCTGCTTTGTCTGCTGCTCTCCTTTCCTTTACCGCATCACCATAAATACGAAGGGCTGCAGTAGCTGCATCCCAAGCAGAACGAATACCAAATATTGCACCAGCTGCCTGCATCGCACCTTGCTTAACCGAAGCAGTTAGTCGTCGCTGTGCTTGCTGGCTCTTTTTGGAAGCACTCGTCATCTGCTGCTGCTGCTGCAACAACTTGGTGTTGGCCTTCATGAGCTTGGCGTAATCACGCTCTAGCTCTCGAAAGTCAGACGTAGCTTTCCACTTGGCAACACCCATTAGATGCTCTCAAAATCCATATAAGCAGCTATGGCTAATTCACCGCGGCTGGGTTTGATTCCGCTAAGCCGTCCAGTTCTCCAAGACTGGATTTCGATGATTCTTCGGCTGAGGGGGACTTCTCCGGCGTCTCTTTTTTTTTGAATGATTCAAACTCTTTGAAGTCGATCAATGCGCGGAGAATTCGACCAGCTATCCCAGGCTCTATCCTTATCAGTTCATGCTCACGCCAAAGAACACTGAGCTCTTCAAATGAAACCCTGTAGTTAACAGCTAAACATTCAATAGCTGTATCAACCAGCCACTGGGTTATTTGGTCGTCAGGGATCGGGAATGGCTTGTCTTCAACGTCTGTATCATGCTGCTCAAAGAAGTCCCAAACTATCGCTGACTTCTCCCACAGTGCGCGATGCTCATTGACAACCTCAGGGACTACCTTTCCGCTCTCATCAAAGTCATAAGCGTAGGACAACGTCCCGCATGGCTCGTTGTCCATTCGGGCAACAGGAACCTGCCAAGACTTTTCAGCGTATCCACAGTCAATCATGTAGCCAGGGACCGCGGTTGTCTTCTTCATGTCTTCAATCGTTGGTGGGTCATTAATCCACCAGCCGATATAAAACAAAGGCTGACCATTCCTCTTCTGCTTCGATGGCTTATAGACCTGATACTCAGGATGGTAGCCCAGCTTCTTCGGTAGCTTCTCTGGATAGTTGGAATCTTTAGGCCATAACCAAGACCCTATTTTGTGGTCAGGTCCTGAATCGACTTTGGCAACAATGTAATCGTCTCCAACCTTAGAAACATCACTCAAAGCCGTACCCAAGCCATACTCAGAAAATGCTTCTGATGATATGCCTTGGACGTTGGGGATAAAGTAAAACAGCCCGCTCATTCTTCGTCGTCTCCTAGGGAAAGTGTCATCTGGGGATCAGTTGCAGCTTCCTCTACCTCGCAACCTTCCAGCTTCTTAATCTGGTCTTCAGTAGGAATCATCCTGCCCTCTGCCATCTCCTTGGCAGCTGCAGCAGAAATACCAAGCTTGTCTTTGCACTCTTGTGCGCTGTACTTCGCCATCGTATCACCTAGGTAATGGTGGATGTAGTATCACTGATGATTAGCGGGTCCGTTGCGTTATCAGGCTTGATTAAATCAATATCAATCTGAACAGCAGCTTCTGGAAGTCCTGAAACCTCCCTGGCTCGAATCGTACCTGCGGTAGCAGTCATCTTGATGTGCGTAGCTGTACCGTTAGCGACCACGTTGCCATTCGCGGCTAGGTGTCGCCAGTAGAGCTCAAAGCTCGTTAGGGCCGTTCCTGCTGTCCCGTAGGTACGCATCAGCGTGACATCTCGGGAGGTAATAGAAATACGCGGGCTGAACCTCTGAATGCCGCCGTAGGTGATGTAGGCTTCACCTGAGTCAGCTACTTCTTCGTATTCCACCTGATAGTCAACCGATACATCAGTCACTGCGCCAATATCAGTACCGTTGATATCGATTCTTCCGAGGGTGAAGAATTCAGAGACAGCAGATGCAGGAAGGTTACCCAGTGAACCAGTAAAGACAATCGGGTCCGTTGAGCCATCCCAGACAGGGAGCAACCTAGCTACCATCGTTGCCAGTCCACCTTGGCTTGCGCTCATAGACTGAATGGTCAGCAGTGCATTTGTGGTTAGTCGCCATCTATCGTGCAACGTATCACTTACACCGATGGCTTCTCTGGTCGAGTGTGGGTCACTCTTTCGATACCACAGGTCAGCCGAACCACCAGACAAGTCATGAGCCACGTTCTCAACATCAATCAAGTCAAGGACCGTCTTTAACTGACTTGTCGTAAACGTGAAGTCTGGAACCGCACCAAAGGAACCACTAAACAATGGTGCTGCTTCAGAAGCAGAGTATTCGATGAGCTCTTGGACGTTATTAGCTGGGGTTACGTCCTGCAATTGAGTCAGAACGTTGGTTCCGTTCAAGTCGATTGCATGCGGATACCAAAGGGATGCGGTTGTCATTATTTAACCTTCTTACGCTTGCGAGGTTTGTAGTTGTTTATCAGCTTCTGAAGTTCCTGGTCATGTATCTCTGTCAGCTTGTCTTCGTCCTTCTTGTCTACTCGGGTTACCTCTTCACCAAGATTCGGTCTGTTGCCGCTCTTGGGTCTCATCGACAAGTAACTAGGACCAGGAATGTTGATTGTTGCTCTCGTTGGGTATGCCATGACTATCTGCCTACGTGTCATCAAGTTCTTCAGATGACCAGTGAACACTAACGGCCTACGCTCTCCCCTTCGACGCTTTCGTTCCTGATAGGCAGTGCTACGCTTCTTGAATCGGTATCGCCTAGCCGCTCCTGGCTGGAAGTGTTTGGGTAGTTGCTTCTGTTGCCAATATGCCCCCGTTCTCTTCATGGCTTCCCTGCGCATCTGATTTAACGCGCGTTTGCCAATCATCCCGGTGATTTCGACATCAAAGCCGATAGCAATCATTCGGCACTCGTATCAAACATGTAACGACAGGTCCAAACGTTTACTGTCTCTGTCCTGTGCTGAATCGGTGTAGGCATTGGAGGTTCAATCATCTCAAAGCCCACAGAACCATAATCGGCAACTGTCAGCTGACCTACGTTGGTCTGGATATCATCCATCACGTTGCCGATGAAGTTCAGAACGTAGATGTACTTATCAATAAACAATTGCTCATGTGGTGGGTCATTGATAAACCATCGAAGGTCTATCTGAACACCACTGCGAACTAGTGGACCAGCGCCAACCTGATCCCCACGGTGACCAATGATTGCAATTGCTGCTACTGGTCTCTTTACCTCTAATATTTTTGGGTCTTCCTGGTCTTGGAATAACACTACGTGTTGCTCCTTGACCTCTGCTTCTGTTGCTTCTGCTTCCGCTTGGAAGTTGCTGCTTTGCGACAACAGAGTGCGCAGAATGTCGAGTGACTCAGAAAGTGCGCCAGCTGGTGTTGGCATTAGTTACCTGCCCCGTGTTCCAGGTATCTAACGCGGGAAAACTCCAGGACCCAGTCATCTGTAGTCTGCTCTGACTTGCGACCAGTCCAAGCGTACTCTTCTTCGTACGGATCATCAGCTACAGCGCGTAGGATTGTATCGCCCCGCTTTGGGTCATCGATGCCAGTAGAAGCAGAGCGAATGCAATTGACTTCGATGTATTGCCTCTGTTCACCGTAGCCACCTTCAAAGTTGGTATCATCGTCCGTCTCATGGACAACTACGGTAATAGACCGACTGTCATCGTCAGTCTTATAAGTAACTGACTCTCCAAAGTCTTCTGATGTTATGCCGGTATAACCTGCTGTAACATCATTCGCTCTCAAGTTGTTCAGGGACATCTAGAACGTCCTCAGTCGATTCTAGCAATTCGTCAACGGGTTTAGCTTTACCTTTACCACCAGGAACCTCTGCTAGGTATTGAGGCATGTATCGCTTCACTCGTTCGATGTGGGCACGTTTAACCGTTGTCGGTTTGTCTCTGTAAAACATCAGCTTCGTTTTAGCGTCTATGCGAAAACCAAACTGATTGGCAACGGATACAACTCTCATATTCAAAACCTAAAAAGTGACGAGGGAGTAAGCGCGGGCTGCTCGCTGTCCTCCCTCGTCACGAGGTAGAACTATCTACTAGGTGAAGGTAGTCAGAACTGACTTCCACCAAGCCAAGTAACCAACGTTGTATCGAGCGCTGGTCATGAACTTGACATCCTTCGTTTCCTCATCCGTCAATCCCTTCATCTGGCGAGCCAGAGGACGACGAGCTTGGAAAACAAAAGGCTTCATTGCGCCACCAGTGTGGTTCAAATACCACTTAGTTGCACTGGTCAGGTATGGAGACACAACGATTTGGATATCGTTCTGCTCCATCACAATATTGGTATCACCACCACCCAAGAGGGTAGATCGAATGGCCTCATGTGCTGGCACTTCCAATTCCGGTGGAACCAAGACCTGCAAGTCACCCAAGCCCGTCACAGTTGGACGATTGAGCAGCTTTCCCTGGTCATTCTTATATTCCATCATCGTACGACGGGCTGCATGGAAAGCAGTCTTAAACTCAGCCGCGGTTACATTCGCCGTGTCAGTGGCGCTCGCGGTCAAGTCGTTGTCTTGCGTTCCACTGTCACCCCAGCTGTGGTCAGTGTCATAAAAGAACTGCGTGTCAAAACATGCAGTGCTTTCGCCAGCCACAATAGTGGTAAACAACAAGTCATCAGGATGGTGAGTCGCTTCTGATGCAAGGTCTTGGAGAAGAGGACCATACATATTCATGCGGTCATCTTCCAAGTTTTCCTTGCTAATCAAAAGACTGTTTTCCCAAGTCTTGTTGACCAGTGTGTAGTTAGCAGCACGAAGTTCGTTGAAGTGCCTGTCACCAAGCCACTCACGAGTCCCCGGCATGCCGCCTAACCATCCGTACTTCTCATCCTGACCATCACTAGGAGCGATAGTACAGATAGAAGGGTAGAACGGATTAGCTGCAGCAGCTGCACTGTCAAACTTCGCGGTCAAGTCGCGCAGAATAACAGTGGCCTTCGCTGTATCAAGAGCCATTGAATTTCTCCTATTTGTGGTATGCGACTAAATCGCGTTAGTTACGGTGCAGCAGAACCAACTTCAAGCTTGACCATCAGCTTGGTTGCTGAAATGAATTCAACAGCCGTACCAATGAAACTTGCTGAAGTGGAAGACTTTTGAATGGTCCAGTTGTCGATTGCATAGATTGCATCGCCAACATCCGATTGGGCAAACCCAGAACCGACAAGCTCGAAAACGCCTTCCGTGTAGACTTCAACATCCAGATCGCCAGTGGCACCTGAAGAGTTGTCTTTCTGCTCTTTGACGATTCCAGCAAATGCGTTAGCACCATCGTTATCATCACCTGTGATGTCACCCACAGAAGCATCAAAGAAGGCCATAGTTCCTTGATACAAGTTCTCACTTGCGTTAGCGGGACCGCCAACCAAACCACCAGGATTCTGTGCCTTGATTAGCTGATTGCTAGTAGTAGCAGCCATCGTTTAACTCCTAGATTGTCGATGGAGTGGTTAGTAAATCGCTTACCGATTCAGTGCGACGAGCTCATCAAGTCCGTCATCAATTCTTCGCGTACGGATGTATTCATCTTCGGTCGTACCACTGTTGGTGTAGTACGCCTGATTTTCCTTGTACTCGTCAACGTACTTCTGGTTCTCGTTGACAGGTTCAGGGTCAGCGCCACCATCATCAGGGACGGCCCTTCTTTGTTGCTTCAGGATGTTGGTGATGGCGTCTTGAGTGCCTTCAAGAGTGAAGTCATTATCGATGAATGACTTTCGGTGCTTGTCATCGACATTAGCCATCTCACAGAGCGCGGTAATCTGCTTCTGTCGAGTCTTCTCAGAAACTCGAACAGCGTCATCGTCAACATTGACCGGCTCATCAACTTCAACTTCTGGCTCTTCTTCTGGTGTAGGCTCTTCTGCCTTGAAGAAGTTTTCAACCACCCAATTCTGGGCTTCATCGTCTGAGATATCCGAAGGCATCCCAGCAGCCACAAATTTGGCCTTAAGACTTTCGTTAAGTGCCATCGGATCACCTCCCTTTGGCTCTTCCTCGTCGGGTAAATACCGCTCAGCTGCCGCGAATGGCAAAGAACGGTTTGGGATGTTCACAAATCCCATTGATTTAAAGTTGCTGCGCGTCTTGCCTTCAACAATCTCATCAATGAACCCGGCATCTAGAGCAGATTCAGCTGTGAACCACGTTTCGTCAGCCATCCATTCCTTCAGGTCATCGAGAGCTATATCAGTGCGCTTCGCGTAGGTGTTTGCTATTTGGTCGCGTTGGGTGTCTAAAACTTCCGCTTCCTTGCGCAAGTCTTCCGCGGTCCCCGCCATGAAAACACGCGGATCGTGGATCATGAAATCGGCATTCTCAGCCATCCTGATGGTGTCGCCGGCCATAGCGATAAAGGATGCTGAACTAAGGGCGATACCTTCAATCAGAACATCAACTTCCGCGGGATGGTGGACCAGTGCGTTATAGATGGCCTTACCGTCTGAAATCAGACCGCCTTCGCTATTGATTCTCACATTGATTCGCTTGGCGCTCTTGGTGTTCTTCAGGTCCGTTGCAAAGTCAGCCGCGCTGATGCCTTCACCGAAGAAACCACCACCGATGACACCATAGATGAGCACATCAACCTCTTTGCCCTTCTGGTTGATGATGTAGTGACCGTCTTTAGCGTCTGTTTGTTTGGTGTAGTTCATTCGTTCAAGCCACCGCTTCTTCCTCTGCCTGATTTTCGACGCTTTGTCTTGCCGCTTTGTCATTGACATCACCTATGATTAGCTGGATATCAACACCCATCTCTTCAGCAAGCTCTTTAGCTCGCTCAATCTCTTTCGCCCGTGCCTCTATTTTCTGTAACCGCTCTTCGGTTCGTCTTTCCCTGACCTCGTCGTAGTCATGTCCGCGGGCTGCTAAGACATCCGTTTCGGTTGACATATTTCCTTCAACGGCCTTGATATCAGCGTCTACTTCTTTGACTGGGTCAACCCAGGGCCAACCTGGAGCAATCCACGCATGCCGCTGGAATTCTGCTCGGTTCTCTTCGTAGTCTACAGGGTCAATGTCAATGACTCCGGTTGCGACACAGTCATCTAGAAATTGCTTGTAGACACGGGACCAACAGTCATCTATGGCTTCCTGTTGCCATCTACCGAAGAACTGACGACCGTCGATAAGAGAAAGCCGGCCTGAGCTGTAGTTTGTTCGGCTGTAGTCTTTGACCAACATTTCAAAGGGGTAGCCCAATCCCGCGGCTACTGCTCTCAGGTGCCATTCCATGTATGGCCCTAGGGTGTTTCCTGGTCGGTCAGCGCCGCCAAAGGTTACGTCTTGGCCTTCACCCAGATACTGGATGAGCCCAGGCGATAGTTCTTCTAGTCGGTCTGTGGTGCTACCGCTTGCGCGAGCTCCATCAGCTATGGCTAGCGGGTCACCATCGGTCCTGATGAATGCTGAGAAGCAAGCTGCAACTTGTTCGCCGATTAGGTGCGCTTCTGAGAAGTCTTTGAGGTCTTTAAGCAGTGTTAGCACTGGTGCCAGCCAAGGTACACCGCGGGACTGACCTGGGAGAAGTTCGCTATAGCTGTGACATACTCGCTCGGCTTCTACCTCCATCCATTGGAATGATGTGTCTATATCGTCTTCAGGATGACTAGTGCGGATGAAGTAGTCGGTTGGTTCGCCCCACTTGTCGAAGCGTATACCAAGTCTAAGGTTCTTTTTTTCGGTTTGATTCGGCGGCGTTTCCAGTCGTCTGGGATGCATAATCTGCAAATGCAGAGGTACAATCCCATCCTCACGCGCTGATAGAACCGCGATTCCTTCACCGTAGATGGCCTTCGATTGTTCGTACAGCCTCTGCTTATCGTAGAGCCGCTGCTCATCGGCCCAGATTCGCATTACAGCGTCTATACGCTCGTTGAGTGCTCTGGCCTCTGATTCGTCTAAAACACCGTCTATGGCCCTCACACGAGCTTGTGGGCGAATTCCTCTACCAACGACGTTAGAAACACGACCGTTGACGGCAGATGCAGCGAAAGCATCCTTCCTGAACATGTCCTCACAGTTGACGACTAGGTCTTCCCAGTCTTCCGTAAGCTGGGAATTGGGGGCTAGTCTAGAAGCAAGCCACTTAGAGCCCCTGAGGCGGTCTGTGCTGTCCGCGCCTTCGTACGCCCTGTTTTCACGTCTGACTACTCTCTCAGCACGTTCTAGGGCTAATTCTGAAGCTTTGGCGCGTCGTCTATAGCGATCCCTCGATTCCTTACGCCTAGAACCCCAGGCAGGGAAGATAGAGTAAATCGCGTTGTCGATTCGTTCGCCTAGACTCATCTTGATTTCAACGAAGCTTTGTTACGGACAAAACCACCAGACTCACTAGATATCTGAGCCTTGAGGTATTTGATTTGGCGTAGAATCTCATCAGGACCAGCCCGAACAACACCGATAGAGCGGTTCGTATAGCTAATTCCTGCTTTACCACATCTGGCCCAGGCTTCTTCCCAAATCGCCAACAGCTCAGCGTTGGTGTAGCTCTGGTCCCCTACATGTTTTGCTTCAGCCATGTAGGAATCTTAGAAACCCGTGAGAAGATAGATAAGCAGCGTCTTATAGGTTTCTGTAACGCGCATGAAAAAACCCCTAGCCGACTTACAAGGGGATGAAATCGGCTAGGGGAGGCGAACATCTATGTGCTGAGCATGGACCACAGGCACACAGACGGAGTAGTCAAGTTAATCTTCTTCGTCAGCTGGGTCGTAGTCAACTGTTCCATTGACCTGCTTCTGGCTCTCTTTGCAGGTGTCATAGGGGCAATAGTAGTAGCGAATATCGCCCACTGTGCTTTTACAGTTCATCAGTACGCCATGAACAGGACAGATCGGGCGCTGTTTTACGCGCACCTTCCTTGGCTGCTTATTCCTGCCTACGGTAGTGATTCTGCGTAGCTTTTTTGCCATCTAAAACAAAACTGATTGCTTTTTGGTTCTATCCGGTTCTAAGAAATCAACCCTACGCAGTTCATCCTGAATTCTTCTCTTCGCTATAGCAAAGTACCCTTCATCGATTTCCACTCCCCAGAACTGACGCACAACCACAGTTTCACTGTTCCGCAATCAGATTCCCATGTTGGCTCCATCACATCACCTATCGTCTACGGTTCATATGACGAATACCACCCTTATTCTGGCGTTCTGAGTTGCCTGTAGGTGGTTTGCTACGTCTTACCCTGCGAATCTGGATAGATGCGGCTACACAGCTCATGTAGAGAGCATCTAGATAGTGATTATTGGGGTTTTTCTTCTTCCATTTGACCTCTAAACCCTTGTTTTCCACAAAAGTCGTCTCTTCTATCTCGGCAACCATGTGGTTAGAGAATGTCATATGGTCTAGCGGGTCTTCTCCCCAAATGGTGATTAAGCCCTCTTCTGACTCGAATCTTCGATGTACGAAGGTCTTCCAGTAGTCAGAATCACCCAAAACAAGCCAAATACCGTTATTTTGCTTGTACATAGCCCACTTGTTACCGGCTACCTTGCTCTTTGAATTGGTCGTATTGTCATTCAGCTTGGCGCGCTTGTCACCAGATGCGCCTGAACCATGAAAGGGCTGATATCTGGGCTTTCCAGCCGCTTTATAGAAAGCGTAAACCCCATCCTGACAGTAAGCAGCATCAACCAGCGCGTAGGTAACGTCTACACCAGAATCATGCTTTTTCTTCAGCTCAGTCAATGCTTTGAAGACAGCGTCATCGAGCTGCTTTTTCTCTTTGCCTTCTGGGTAAACCTCTTGTACTCCGTAATCGATGATAGACGCCCTGGCGTCCTCTATGCCGCGCTCTCCAAGTACCCAGGCTGTTTCTACCCAGTGACAGTTGGAGGACGTTCCTACGTCGACACCTAGCGTTACAAAGGCGGTTTCGTCTGGTAGCTCTAATCGGTTTAGCCCATTGAGTCGTGATCTGACCTTCTCAGCCGAAATATCAAGAGACATCGGCTCATCTTCGTCAGGTGGGTCATTGTTGTACTCAGAATTAAAGTGCTTCCACCCGTCTTCTCCATCCTGTGAACCGTCGGCTATCACATTGAAACAGAACTGAATAGTCGAGTGTTCTATCTGCTCTCCATCCTCGCCAAGGGCAGAAACGAACCTGCGTGGATTGCTGACTACCGCGCCGGCATCCATCTTTTTGCGGTTGTCCAGATAGAACTTCGTTGCCATCTGTCCTTCTGGGCTAGTTCCATCGCTCATGCCAGCCATACGCATACGCATGTATTCTTCCCACAGGTCCATACGCTCTGGCTGAGAAGAAAGCAGCTGATATCGTTTTCCGTTCCAGCTAGGCTTCCTCAGAGGATCTGTGTAGATGTAGGCAATGCAACGCTTGTTAATGGTCGTGCACAACATTGCCATCGAGAGCCTTTGGCCAGGACCAGCCAAGCCCATCACGTCCTTCTCGATGATTTTGATTCGCTTCTTCGTCTGCTCTTCAGAGTCAGCTGATTCGCCTGTGTCAACGTCGTCCAAGATGACTAATTGGGGTCTTTTTCCGCCAATATTAGCGCCGCGGATTCCATCGCCCGTGATACCCGTTGTATCAATGATTCCACCATTTGGAAGCCTGATACGGTTAGCCTTCCACTCAATCTTGACACTCTTTCCATTGACCGTACATGCAGCAGCCTTCTGTGGTGCCGTGTTGACGTACCTAGCGACTGCACAGCATGTGGGGAAGTCTTCGAAGAGCTCGGAATATTCTTCATTGACTAGTGCCTGCTTAATGTCGTCCAGTATCTGATTAGCTTTTGGCTGAGTAGCACAGATAATCAGCACGTAATCCACCAAACCATGCAGAACAGCCAAGAGGGCTACATGTTTGGTGATGGTCGATTTTCCCTCACCACGTGGACCAGCGATGGCCTGACTTCCACCGTATCTGGCTCTACGCTCGATAGAACGCACCATTTCGGTCTGATCGCCTGTCCATTCTCTATCGAACTGGTCAGGGAAATAGACCTTGAGGCCATATAGATAGTCAGAATCAGCCTTCAGGCGTCTTTCTGACTTGCCTTCTTCAATGATTTGAATATCACGAGCACTTGCACGGCGGGTTGCCATGTAGTCTCGGAAATATTCATTGCTGCCACTGCGATTCTCAGTCGGTAGCTTCTTCCCCTGAAGCTGTAGCAGAATCTGACTCGCCTTCTCCCTCGGAAGCTTCTTCAAGAAGGCCGTCAATTCCGAGCTCGGAAGCGATTTGAGAAAATCTATCTTCTTCTTTGTCAACCGTACCATGCGCGTGAATATGAAGCTTTGCTGGCTTCTCGTCCTCCTGATTCATGCGTTCCATAGCGATAAGGTTTCTAATCCCTGCTGCCGAAACCCGTTCGTTATCGCTCTCGATGTGCTCGCGCGTCTTCTCTATGGCTAAATCTCTAACCGTATCGTCAGTATTCCATCTTAGAGCACGTTGTATCAACTGAGCTTCAGCCCTGGCGCTGATGGGATACTCATCGTTGCTGAGCTCACGTTTCGGCTTGTCTGGCTGTTTCTTTCGTTTCTTAGCCATTTGCATTTCTACCTAATGTTTGGTCTATTTTTGGCGAAGTCTGGTTGGCTTAGCCCGCTAAGTGATTTGGCAATGACTTAGCGGGCTTCTTTTTTTTTGCCCGTACAGGCTCAGGTGCCAAAGGGAACACTGCTACCAGTTCCCACAGTCGATACAAGAAGACTGGTAGGACAAATCCGATAGATACGATTGGCACTGCTCTGTGAATTGGTGAGAGTGTGATACGAACCAAGGAGAGCAATTCCGCGATTGTCGTATCCGGCGGCTGAAAGAATAGTCGTTAATACCATCGGTGCCGAGGATTCCCACAAGGAACGATTGCAGGGCTTTGTACTGCGGTGCGGTGGGGGTTTTTGCGCTCACGTTGTATCCGAATCACTTGGATCACTCATGTATCCACTGTCCAACGTTTGGCGAATGTCTTTGCAATACTCGCTGGCAGAAAACATCTTTTTCAACTTGCCACCTGCATTCTAAGCCCGCTCTTTCTAGACCTAAATCAAGTCCACCTATCCCAGCAAACAAAGACCCAAATGAAATCATTTGTCAGCCTGTAGTGCTAGAGCCTTTGGGCAGTCGTAACTAATCAGATTCCCTGGTCTAGTTACCTGTGGTAGCAGCAGGTGTTCTGGAATGTCTAAGTCAAAGCTGATGGGGTCTGCGCTGTACCTGTCTTCATCGAATGATGAAATCCAATGAGACACACGAAATGGAAGCGGAGAAACAAAAAGTCCAGCGCGATCCATTACAGAATCATCTTCATACATGAACAAGACATCATGCCCGTCTACTAAAACCACGTCCCCACGGGCACGTTCTTGCAGATACGACGTATCAATCAATCGACATATGGCATTAGCTACGGCGCAGAGTGTAGCTGCACCACAAACACCACTGTCGATATCTTTCTGGGTTACGTTGACTCGAACTAACATTACAGATACTCCCAATATTCAGGGTAACTCCCGAAGGTCATCATGGATTGACCACTTTTAACGATTTAACAAAGTGCAATTTATCGTCGATGTTTTCAC